TCTTAATTCTTGTGAGTTGCTTTCGTTCCAACTACGATCATAATTATCATACTCGTAATCACGATTAGATACAGATACATCTACTTCACCACATCTAGTGCTACCGTCGTTAAGATATTCGTTTCTAGGATATGCAGGACCCATAAAAGCTAACAGACATAGCAAAACAATTAATATCCCTGTAAAATAATAATTCATCCTGGCGATCTCCATAGTTCATCCTAATAATTTATTTCTCTGTTTAAATCTTTAATGTCGTATTCCATTTGTCTAACCCTATCAGCTAAAACTTCGTATAAGTTTTCAGCCATCTCCCAGGTACCTTCAGCTCTTTCTAATTTTGCAATGATAGTGTTAACATTGTCACTTAATACTGTCATATCTCTACGAATGTTTTCTACACTCATAGTTTTTAATTCTTGTATTTCTGCTTGATTGGCGTTGATAGTATCGGTTAAATTAACAATGTATTTTACACCTGTAAATGTTCCGACTAGCACTGACGCTACAACAGGAACCATAACTATATTTTTCTTTAATAGGTCTACTAAATTCATTGATGTTTAACCTCATTTTCAAAACTTATGTCAGAACCATGATCTTTTTCAAATTCATAAGTTCTTTTACAATTACATTTAATACAAGTGCATAAATCGCCATCATAATGATGAGAGTGTAAAGCTTCTCCACAATGACATTTACAGTGGCAATCTTTGCACTTGGCCATTTACTTACTGTGAAATACTGTAGCTTCTATTACGTGTTCTGTAGTGAAGTTACAATAAACATCGTTTTCAAATAAAATAGGTCCTGGGAAATTAATAGTTATTCCACCAACAGCTGCAGGTGTTTTTACTTTAAATTTTTAAAGCTCCACCTGATCCTCCATCTCTTAAATGAAAGTCACCTGATGCAGTACCACTATCTAAATAAACTCCAAAGACTCTTGTTCTACCAGATCTAATAGTACCAGTTTCAGTACTTTGAGTTGAAGATGATATATCTTCTGCTGATCCAAAAATATTTGCCGACATAGTTTCTCCTTTTATAGGAGCCCCGAAGGGCCCCTTTTAGTTATTAGTCAGTATGATTTCTTGCTTGTGCGTAAACAACACATACTCTAGCTTTACCAGCACTTTGTGCTGTTCCAGTTGGAATATATTTTGCTGCTATACGAACGTCAGTATCTCCGACATTTTTCCATGCAAGACATTTGGCAGTAGCTGCAAGAGCAACTGTTCCAAGTGTTCCTACTGCGCAACCATCAATAAATTTGTCTGAATCACCTACAATACCAACATCAAGTGTATTACTTGTACCAGCATCGAAAGCTACTTCAACATTAACAAAAATATTTTTAATGTGTGATTTAGCAGGGATTACTACTGATTCGGTTGTATCAGTTGTATCAGTATGAGAAATGTGAAATGATTGTACCATTAACACATGTCCCTGATTAGCAACATCTGAACCGACTGTAGTTCCCGTTGTGTCTTTAATCGTTCCCGCTTTTATCGGTCCCGAAAATGTAGTTGTAGCCATAATTATCCTCCTAGTATAATGAACATAGTCTCTAGGCCGTCGACTATACGCGTCTATGTTCTGATTAATTGTATAGTGTTTTGAATATACATAAAAAAAGGGGCGAAGTAAATACTCCGCCCCTTAATATCTGTTTAAGCTGTATTAGTCGGCTTAGCTTGATCCTGACGAACCAAATACACATCTAGGATCAGAGAATCCAAAAGAATATCTCTCTCTAGCTTTTGTATCTGACGTTTCCAGTATCAAAGTCACCTTCCATAGCAGTTCTTAATGGTGATCTGAACAAAATGCTTAAAGCCATTAGGTGCATCAGTGATGATAAAGAAAGCATTAATATCATTTAAGAAATGATTTACTCTGTAGCCTTCTGGTATCATATTCATGTTGTTAATAGCGTTAATGTCATTGTCAGCAGTTCCAACTCTTAATGGAGATTTTAAGATTCTCTCAGCAGTGAATTGTAATTCTTTTGGAATTATCAATTTTCTTCCCTGCATAGCGATTCTTAGTCCTCTCTCATCAATGAAAGCAGCGATTTTGATAAGTGCATCTTCTAATGAAGTTTCACTTAAATCTGCTTGAGTTGTGAAAGTGTTCACCAAGCTTGTACCAGAAACAGTTGGGTGATCTGTAGCACAAAGAGGTTTACCGTCACCTCCTAATTGTGTTGTACTAAACGCACTGTTTAGTATTTCAGCACCTTTTACTTGTTTGGTATTAGCCATTGAACGTGCTAACGCTCTTGCGTAACGATTACCAAGTCTATCATATAGATTGTCCTCAATTGCTTCCTCAGTAATTGCGAATGCTAGCGCTACAGTTTGGTGCGTGTACCTTGCAGTAAACGCTTCTTTCGCGTCGTCGAAAGTTACTGAAGCACCTTCTGCTTTAGTAGCTGCGCTACCAAAACCTGAAAGCATTACTTCTTCTTCGAAAGCTCTGTCGGATGTTTCTGTTTGAAAGATCTCAGCAGTTTCGTTTTCGTACCTGTCGTACTCCAGTCCAAATAGTGCATTTAGACCGGGCTCTAGTTCTTTGACTAGCTGTGCTCGTGATATTGCCATGTTATGCTCCTATTACGTTAGACCTACAGTACCAGACTTGTACGAGTGGTTATTGATTACTACCAATACATTCACACCTGAAGCAGCTGTAATATCAGAATTGTTTGGATCCTGAGATATATCTACTGCTTTTAGCACAAATGTAGAAGATGAATCGGCTGTTGCAACATCTAGACTCTCTCTACCTTGACCAGATAATGTATCACCAGCAGTCGCATTTATTTTGTAATTAGCAAATAAATGAGAAACAGTGAAAGTTGCGTCCGAATTAATTTCGAACACAACATCTGGGCCATCGATAACTTGAGCCATGATGTCGTTAGCTGAAATGCTTCCAGGGTAGTAGTTTTTAAATGTCGGCTTCTGAGTTGTAGGATCAGTGTAAAACACCCCATTGAAAACACCTACTACAGGATTGTCAGTTGCTCCAGCTCTTTCGATTGTACCGTCAAGCTTAGTTTTAACCAAGTCACCCTGAAATACCGCAGTTGCATAATTTTTTGCAACACGATATCTGTTTTGTGCTCCATTGTAGGGAGTTCCATCTAACTGTCTAGCAGCTCTCAGACCGAAATTGCCTGTATCATTTGCCATCGTTATTGTCCTCTACTTATAGTTGTTAGTTTAAATTACTTTGTAAGTGATAACAAAAAAATTATTTTTTCGAACCACCACCAAAGGTCACCCTTGATTGCCTTTCAATATTGATAGGCATCTCAGGTCGCTGCTCCTTCATAAGATCATTATCTACCGCTTGAATCTGTTCTCGAGTTTTAGTCTCGAAATAATCCTTACGTGATTCCATGACCTCTTCCGGTATCCTTGCAAGCAAATGGCCGCCAACCCCGATGATCCCTTTATGTTTGCCTTCCTGTATTGTTGGATAGTCATGAGGGCCAATCTCTTTTACGATTTGTTCAGCTCTCACAAATTCCCAACCTTCCCTTAAAGCTTTTGAGACGTTTGCAGAATCCATGAAACCCATAGTTTCTGCTCTAATCCATCTCTGTACTAAGCCTTGTGGTGCAGGCGGAGCATCTAGACTTGATGGAGGAGTCCAATCTGTTTTTCGTTTTGTTTTAGAACGCATCTCAGACTCGCGCGATGACGTTGTATTATTTTTTGTTTCCATAATATCTCCTATTTAACGTATTTCGCGTATTCCTCTAGTGGCACCCCTAATTTTTTAGCTATCGCTACCTGTGATTTGGTGAGTCTCACAGTCTTACGTCCACCTTGGTTACGCATTGCAGGGGCAACGGTTTGAACGGGTTTCCTTTGCTCCTGTTGTTGTCCAAACTTATTAGGGAAATATCCTTTAATTCGTTTGTCCAATTCATTATAATACTCAACTGAGTCTCCTGCAACCCCACTTGCGATTAAATTCTTATGAATTGCAATCGCTGCATCATGCATAACTTCGTCCTCGTTAAACCAAGGATTATCTTCTGCCCATCTCTGAGCTTTNANACTTGGCTGTGGTTGAGTGCTCATTTGAGGCGGAACAATGTCTTCTTGTGGTTTTTTTGTCTCTTGTTCCTTCAAAAACTTAGTTTGAGCTAATCTTTCTTTTTCGATAGCCAACTGAGTGAGTCTCTGATTCGCATCAACAATTGATTTTGCATCTTGGCCTTCTATTGCTTTTTGCAATAAAGTATTAGCTGCAACTTCATCTGTTTTAAGTCTTTTTTCAAATTCAGATAAGTAATTTTCTTCCATTTTAGGATATTTACTTTTGAATTGTTGAATTTCATTTTTTAAACCCTGNGCATANTGNAAAGCTGCTTCTGCTCTTCTGTCAGATTCTCTTCTTTGCCTAGTAAGTTTATTTATTCTTTTTTGAACATGATCAGATGCTTTATTTAAATCAAACCCATCATCTGCTTCTTGTTCTTTAACAACATCAATAGGGGTTTTATCTCTATTTATTTCTGCTCCCTCTTCTTCAACTTCTTCTTTCTGTAAGTTTACTTCTTTGGGTTCAGGTTGTTCTTTTTGTTCGCTGACTTCTATTACTTGTGATTTAATATCATCAGTATCTAAATCAACTTCAATATCCCCTTTATTTATTTCTGTTTTTGCCATTTTTCCTCCTAGTATAAATGCAGTATATCCTCTGGATTACTGATTGTTGCGATGATTTCATCATCGTTTAGTATTCGAACTTCAGCACCTTCTATTTTGAAACGTGATCCAGCATATCTACCAAAAATTANCCAATCACCTTTTTTGCACCATGGGCCAGTTGGAAACTTATCTTTGTCTTGATAAGCCAAAGGTCCAGTTTTTAAAACATATGCACATACAGTTGTCATTGCAATTGTTTCTGCCGTTTGATCTGATAAAATTACTCCGCCTTTAGTTTTTTTAGGCCCGCTGTATGGAAGAACTAATATTCTATATCCAGTGGGTTCAGGTAATCTTTCCAAAGATGTTTTATCTAGCGAAGTGGGATCTAAGAAAAGTTTCTTTACTTCTTCTTGAGATTTGTAGGCTTTTAATAAAGCAGGTTCATGCTTTGGTACTTCCTGTTTCTGTGTCTTCATTTGGCTCCTGTTTCTTCAGCAGGTCACTTAAGTCCCTGTGC